GTCTTAACCCACCCAATGCAAGTGGCAGCATCTAAAGAATCGTAAGCTTTGAAGTCAGAAGGAAGACTAGAAGGCTTAGTAAAAGTCACTTCACCTGTTTGTCTTGAGTCAGGAGCTTCTTTGTTGTCAGAATCATCGATTGCCTTGCAACGCCAAATAACACTATTGACGTAACCATCAGAAATGTCACGTTCCATTGTGTTCACTTCCCACACTTTGTTAATAGCCATTGAAAAACTCGTTTAAAAATAGTTTAACTGTTTTCGGTAGGAGATTCTTCCGAATTAACTTCAGTAGACTCTTCTGCAAACTGAATACCACCTTCAAGTTGAAGAATTTCTCTCACTGTCTGGTTAAGAGCAGCTTCAACTTGAGCTTTATATTTAAGCTTTTCTTCTAAAAGTTCTTTCCACTGTGTAAGTTTATCGGACATGTGTAATTAAAAAATACGTTCCGATACTACTAAAAGTATAGGCTATTACAAGTGTGGTTATTATGAGGGTTTAGTAGGCCAAGTTACTGAACTCATTTCTAAATCATAATTAGAATTTAATTTTGGATCGGCTGTAGCTGGTAAATCTCTTAATTGCTGCCTATAAGTTGCCCACTTTGATTTTAT